CTAATGCATATGACAACTATGGCCTTTCTTTGATTGCAATCTTAGTTAATGTTACATCTGGAAAGTTGTTAAATGAGACATTGAGATGGAACCATGTCATTGATCCATCAATGGCAAATCCAGGTGCAACAGTTGACAAGGCTTTCAAAGACAACTATGGTGAGCTAAGCTAGGCAGTTGGAATGGATGTGAAGGCTGAAGTTGAGAAGAAAATCAAAGCGGCACGTGATGAGATAAAGAATAAGCAGCAAAATGCAAATACAAAAGTCGAATAGTCTTTAAAGAATGTAGAGATCATAACAGATGTGACAATTCCAGACAACATAAGAACACTTATCACTAGCATAAAGATCCCAAATTCAGTTGAAAGCATTGGAAATAATGCATTTTACTTTTGCGCATCTTTGACAAGCATTTCAATTCCAGATTCTGTGAAAATCATTGGAAATAACGCATTTTATAATTGCACATCTTTGACAAGCATACAGATTCCAGATTCTGTCAAAAGCATTGGAAATACGGCATTTTCATATTGCGAATCTTTGACAAGCATCCAGATTCCGGATTCAGTTAAAAGTATTGGAAATAGGGCATTTTACAATTGTGAATCTTTGACACACATTTCAATACCTAATTCAGTTGAAAGCATTGGAAATGGCGTATTTTACAATTGTACATCTTTGACAAGCATACAGATTCCAGATTCTGTTAAAAGCATTGGAACTGAGGCATTTTATGAGTGTAAATCTTTGACAAGCATACAGATTCCAGATTCTGTGAAAAGTGTTGGATATAGTGCATTTTACAATTGCAAATCTTTGACAAACATTGAAATTCCAGATTCTGTCAAAAGCATTGGAAATTATGCATTTTCACGGTGTGGATCTTTGACAAACGTTTCAATTCCAAATTCTGTTGAAAGCATTGGAGATAGTGCATTTTGGAATTGCACATCTTTGACAAACATTGAAATTCCAGATTCTGTCAAAAGCATTGGAGATTATGCATTTTACACTTGTACATCTTTGAAAGAAGTCATCTTCAAAGGCAAGACACTGGATGAAGTCAAAGCAATAAAGCATTATCCATGGGGAATTGAAGATGAGTCAATCATAAAAGCCGGAAAGCAAAGCAAGCCTATACGTAAGACCGCTGGAAGAAAGCCAACTAAGAAGCAGATCAAAGAAGCAATTGCATTTTGGCAAAATGTTCTTGAAAGCTTAGACAATACGAATGAGGTGAAGTGACATGGAATTTCAAAGCGGACATGATGAGCTAGCAATAGCAAACTTGCTTTTCAAGAACATCTTCTCTAACATACGCATAGGAAGGACAAATGACCAAGGAGAAGAGAAGCAAGTCCTTGTGCAATGCGTCCTTGGGCAGCGCTCTCGCATATTGAAGAACATCACAAACCCTTAGCGTAAAGGCAACTACAAAGTCCCAATGATTGTGATCAATCGGACTGGCTATTAGCGTAATGGAGACCGGCTCAACAACATGAACAATGAAGTCAAGTATGAGTTGACTCCAGCTTACCGCAAATACCATTTGATGCCACCAATCCCTGTTGACATAAGCTATGAAGTGAATGTCATCGCCAAATATCCTTCAGACATTGACAAGATAGCTTCAAACTTCATGGTGTTCTTCAACAGCGACATATATGTCTCATGCTAGCATCCTATATATGAAGGCATCAAGATGAACAATTAGGTCATCATGTCTGACTCTGTCAATGAAGACCATCCAGATGAGCTTGATGGTTCTCAAGATGACTTGATGACATCAACATTCACATTCACATTCAAGACATATTTGTTTGCTAGCACACTTAAAGCAAAGCTTGTCTAGCCAAAAGTGCTGTCCTCATGGACTTCAACTGGAATGTCTTCAGTCATTGAAGAAATAGGTCCATCTTAGATTGATGACTTCTAGAAGAAATGGCCAGGAAAGAGCGTATCAGCATCATTTGAAAAAGAAGTAACAACTACTCTAACAGCATATGTCGACAATCCAGACATAAGTGGAACTGTCTATGATGACATGCCTTATGTTAGGTAGATTGACTTTGGCATGTATGTAGTCCCACATAGCCAAGACATTCCAAAGTACATTCAAAGCGTAGACAATGGAGACTTTGGCTAGCATGTTGATGCTAATGTCTATGGATACATCTCAAGTGAAAGCTACATCACTCCACAAATGGCAACATTGTCTGATCCATACATCACGACATTGGCAGAAGGTGAACCATTGTCATCATGCGAGTATGGAATGTTCTCTTAGCCGCTTTCAACGGTGAATGACTACTATGACATTGTTGATGAAGACTGTTCCCTTGCTCCATACAAAGACAAGCTATACTGGAAGATCGATGGTATTTCTGCAATGTGATGTCTTTCCAGATTTGACGTGAACTCTATGCTAAGCTGAAGACTTAGCACCATTCTCAGCTTAAATCGATGTACATTATTAGTTGTGCAAGCTAAGATCCATATAAAGCATATGTTTGCTTGTCGTCCTAACAAATGCCATGGGACAATTGATTTGTCTATACTCACAGACAACAACTAGTATGTCGAGTACACTTTGGACTTCAAGCACCCTCACCTCACAAAGTGGGTTGCAAAGCGCATTAGGAGCTTGTTTGAGCCATATTTGATTGACAGCAAGACTGACATAATGGTCAGTCCATCAATGAATGACACACATCCATTGTATTTGTATTTCATGATTCTTCGTTAGCACATTGGATTTAGGCTAAGTGCAGTTGACATTGACAAGATGGTTGGCAGGATCCATTATTTCTACACTAGGAAGTCTGCTGACAAGTCTAAGTTCAATGCTGTGTGGAAGAGAGTAATTGAGTCTAAGCAATGTCCTTGGATAACACAGTCCGTTGACTACTAGCTGCAGAACAAAGGTCGGAACATTGCAAAACGCATCATGGTGTCTAGACTCACTATGTTCTACATCGTTGTCAAGAACCATATGTATAGGATAGTGAAGAAGTCATAGAAGAAAGTGCGGACATAATCGTCTACATTTGTAGTATTTTTATAGGAAAAGGACAAATACAATGAAGCTAAATGATGTAGTTAAGAACATTCGAAAGTAGACTAGAGCTGAGACTATTGATGAGTCAACTTTTGCTAAAGTGACAGAATATCTTGATTCTGGCTCTTATGCAATTAATCGTGTGCTTACTGGAGACATCCATAAAGGATTCCCAGTTGGAAGGATTAGTACGCTTTTTGGACTTTCTCAGTCTGGAAAGTCTCTTATTGCTGCAAATACCGTAGTCAATGCATTGAAGAATGACTAGGTTGATGTAGTGTACATATTTGATTCTGAGGGTGGAACTCTAGTAGATTTCTTTAAGAAGCAGGGCGTTGATTTGACAAAAATCAACCATATCCCAGTAGCATCAATTGAGCAATGCTCTGTGAAGATGCTCCAAGTCTATGATGAGCTAGTTAAAGCTCGCCAAGAGTATCTTGATGACCCAGAGCACAATGACAACATTCGTGCACTATGTGTGCTTGACTCATATGGTGCTCTTGCTGCAGACAAGCTTGTGAATGACGCTGTCAACAAAGACAGGACTGCAATGGACATGGGCTTGGGCGCGAAACTCAAAAATAATATGATGCGCGGTTTGATGATGAGAGTTGTGCAAAGCAATGCAACACTTCTTGTAATCAACCATGCATATCAAGATCCAGGTGCTATGTTTGCATCAAAGATACAAAACATCGCTGGAGGAAAAGGAATTGAGTTCGCATCACATGTAATTCTGCAATGCGAGAAGGTGTTTATCAAGTCAACTGACACAGAGTTTTTGACAGGATTTGAGTCAAGTGATGATGAAGTTGGATTTTACAAAGGAAACAAGTTGAAGTTCTTCACTGTCAAGAACAGGATTTGCAAGCCAATGTTCACCGCTCAAGTATATTTGGACTTTTCAACAGGAATCTCAAAGTTTGATGGATTGATCAGTGATGCTGTGAAGTTCAATTTTTTGCAAGAAGTCCGCGGCGGATATATCTGCCCATCATTCTCTGATAAGAAGATCACATACAAAGACCTTGTCAAAAATGACGAAATCTGGTCAACATTTCTTGAGAAGTTCAATGAGAAGAGCAAGGCCGTGATGGAATACTCAAATGCAACATCAAAAGAACTCGATAACATTGAAAACGAGATTAATTCTACTGATGCTGATTGAGTACAAATGAACTCTACGCTACATTGAAGATTGAGTATCTTTCTCGCTCAACTTCAGTGTAAATAGTATTGTAATCATTAATGACTCGCAAATTAGTTAATGATTTCATCGAATGATTTAATCCTCATCTACTTTTGCGAGTCAAAGATGAGGATTTTTTTGTCATAACTAATAAAAGACTCGCAAATGAAAACTAAAGTAAACTATCATATAGAATCTAACATCTATTATGAACATTCTCCGGAAATGTTCATGAAACTCGTGCATTTAATAGAAGAATATCCATGTTCATATGGATAGATGTTAAGAGCAAAAGGAAAGAAACGGTTCATTGAAAAACATCCTGAATATGTTCCTCTATATAGAGATTTATATAACTGGATAAACACAATGCTTCCATTGTTAAATGATTCATACTATCGTATATCAACTAAGTGCTATTGGATTTTAAATGGCTTAGTTGATTTTCCAAAATGTTCACATAAAGATTGCAATTATAAGTTCATAAAATGCAATGTTCAAGTCAATGGAGCATATCCAACATTTTGTCGTAAACACTGTAAATGCGATCCAACAACAATTGAAAAACGAAAAGCATCGTGTAAACAAAAATTTGGATTTGAATTTCTGTTGCAATCACCTGAAATAAAAGAAAAAGTCAAGCAAACAAATTTGAAGAATTTAGGATATGCTTCACCGTTGTCTTGTCCAAAATGCAGAGAATTAGGAAAACAAACAAGATATCTTGAACATGGAGATGAAAATTGGCATAACTCAGAAAAAGCATCACAAACATTCAAATAGCATAAGGAGAATGATCCAAATTTTATATCTAGTATTAGAGAAAAAACCAAATAGACAAACATTAGAAATGGTCATTGTGAAAATTGGACAAATAGAGAAAAATCTGTTCAAACACGTTTAGCTAATCATAATGGAATCTATTGGACTGATGAGATGAATGATAAAAAGAATGAAACATAGAATATGCATAGATAGATGAATCCAAATTATGATAATGAAATACAATAGAAAATATGTCAAACAAACTTACAAAATTATGGTGTCACATGTATATTTCAAGCTGAACATATTAAAGAACGACTACATTAGTGGATAATTGATCATGGCGGAGAAACTAATGCATTTTAGACGGAATATGCAAAAGAAAAGAGCAGACATACTATGTAGAAAAACTATGGTGCTCCATATTCTATGCAATCAGATGAAATTAAACAAAAGTATGACTTTAAAGCACTTAATGCTAAAGGAAATGAAACAAAACGACTAAATGGCACATTCAATACATCTAAACCTGAAGAAGATGCATATATGTTGCTTTGTGATCACTTCTCAAAAGATGATGTCATTAGACAGT